CGACGCCGACTGGTCTACGTTCTACGGCGAAGGAGTCTCTTATTGGCGCTGTGGCAGATAACGAGCTTCTTGGGCATCTTCTGCTTCGTGGGAGTATTGCTACTTGTCTTCGTACATTCATGCAGCCTTGGGTAGTTCAGTATGAACAGCATGGCCGCTTGTATATGAAATGGAATCAGATTCGGAACTACTCTGATACTGGTGCTCGAACCGGGCGGATCAGCAGCTCCCCCAATCTTCAGAATATACCAGTCGAATGGGAGGAACTTCGTGGGCAATTGGCTAAGATCGCATATACCGTCCCTGAAGACTTGCTTCCTAGCGTACGCAAGTACATTATTCCTGATATGGGTATGGTGTTTATTGGACGTGACTACTCTGCTCAGGAGATGAAACTTCTTGCTCACTTTACAAACGGAGCATTACTTGAAGCACTCAAAAAAGACCCTACAAAAGACGTTCATCAAATCGCTGCAGGAATTGCGGGAATTACGAGAAAAGTTGCAAAAACGCTTGGCTTTGCCGTGCTCTACGGCGCAGGAGTGGGACGAGTTGCAGAAACTCTCAACATTGGAGTTAGCGAAGCGAAAGCCATTAAAGACAGATACCTCGAAGCCCTGCCGGAAATCAAAGCCTTTCAGAAAGAGTTGAACGAAATAGGTCGCACACATAAGCACACGTGCACGTTAGGTGGGCGTAGATATATGTCGCAGAAGCCCGCCGTAGTTAAGGGTATATTCAAATCCTTTGAGTACAAGCTACCTAACTATAAGATTCAAGGTTCTGCTGCAGATCAAACAAAACAAGCAATGATTAGGTACTGCGAAACCACTAAGCACGGTGCACTAGTACTAACAGTTCATGACCAACTGGTCACACAAGTTCCAGAAGAAGCACTTGAAATCGAGAAGCCCATCTTCGAGGAAGCGGTAAACAGTTCGTTCCAAGATATTCTTGGTTACAAAGTAACTTCTGATGAAAGTGTAGGGTATTCCTTTGCAGAACTTTAAAGACGCATGGGGTTTTAGTAAACTTGATACTTATCGCACTTGTCCTGCGAAATTCAAGTTCCAGTTTATAGATAAACTTCCTTCTGGTAGCTCACCTGCTATGGAGCGGGGGACCAAGATGCATCAAAACATTGAGTCTTACCTTAATGGTTGGGTGACAACACTAATTCCAGAAGTAATTGCATGGAAGGAAGCTCTGGATGCACTCAAGGAAAAAGACTTCAAAGCAGAGCAAGCTCTCGGTTTTGATAAGGAGTGGGGCAAACTATCCGATTGGTTTGGAAAGACGACCTGGCTACGTGTCAAGATGGATGCTTCGTATGTCGAGGGAAACAAGGGCACGGCCATCGACTTCAAGTCGGGTAAGTATCGCGTACCTTCAAAAGAACAGGTTGAGCTTTACGCAATCGGGCTGCATGCTGCCAACCCGTCTCTTATGGAAGTAAGCGCTGAGTTCTGGTTCTTAGACACAGGCGAGACCTACGAGCGCACTTATACGGCTAAAGAGCTTCTTGATTTAAGGAAGAAGTATGAGCAATACGTGGCCCCAATCTATGCTGATAAGACTTGGGCTCCCAACCCTAGCAACGAGTGCCGCTGGTGTCCGTATAGCAAGACGAAGGGGGGCACATGCAAATACTAGAGTCTAAGATAGAAAGAGATTGTAAACTAATTGCGGAGAACTACGGATGCATACTTCTGAAGATACAAGGTGTGAAGGGCTTTCCCGATCGCCTACTAGTGGGTCCACACGGTCAGACCATGTGGATGGAGTTCAAGAAGGAGGGTGGGACGATGTCGCCCATTCAGAAACACATTCAAATGAAGATGATGCGGATGGGGCATCGAGTGGAGGAGGTGGACTCCAAGCAACTCTTCATGGGTTTGCTGCAAAACCTTGGAATCCACACCCCTATCAAGAAAGGGGAGTCGAGTGGTTGGTAACAAGACCAGAGGGCGCATTGTTTCTTCCGCCCGGAATGGGGAAGAGCTCGATCTCACTGGCAGCGTTCCTCTTACTACGGAAACTAGGCTATGCAAAGCGAATGCTCCTGTTAGCTCCTTTGACTGTATGCTTGACTACTTGGCGCGCAGAACCACAAAAGTGGGGTCAGTTTCAAAGCTTAAAAGTAGGGCTCGCCCACGGACCGGAAAAAGGACTCGTTTTGATGGACCCCTACTATGACATTGTAGTAATGAACTACGATGGCATTAGCTGGGCCGCTCCGATCTTAGCTAAAGGTCATAACTTTGAGATACTTCTATGCGACGAGCTGACACGCCTCAAACATACCACGTCCAAGAGATTCAAAGCACTGAAACCTGTTCTACCGAGTTTCCGATTTCGTTGGGGTCTGACTGGAACGCCTGCGGCGAACGGATACATGGACTTATTTGGACAAGTCTACTGCTTAGACCTGGGGAAGAGGCTTGGGAAATTCATTACCCACTTTAGGCTAAAGTACTTCCACCAACAACCATGGGACCAATACAAGTACTATATCTCACAAGAGAAGGCGGCAAAACTGACTGCTCAGCTCGAAGACCTTGCGATGTACATGGACCCAAAAGATTGGCTACAGCTCCCCCCGCTCATTGACATAAAGCTAGAAGTAGAGCTCGAAGAAAAGGCAAGGAAGGATTACAACTATCTAGAGCAAGAGTTTATCCTTGAACTAGATAAAGATACTGTCACAGCAGCTAATGCCGGAGTGCTAACCTCTAAACTTCGACAGTTCACGTCGGGGGCCATGTATACTTCTACAGGCGTATGGGAGGAAGTCAGTTCGGCAAAGCTGGATAAGCTTGAAGACTTGATTGAAGAAATGGCTGGAGAGCCATTGATGGTAGCATATCAGTTCAACCATGAGCTAGAACGGCTTCTCAAGGTATTTCCAAAAGCACTCGCCATTAAAGGCGGTATGTCTGGTAAAGCACTCGAGCAAGTGGTGGAAGCCTGGAATACTGGTGAGGTCCCCGTTCTCTTTGTTCAACCTACTGCAGCGGCGCACGGGCTTAACCTTCAGTTTGGGGGGAGCGCCCTCTGTTGGTTTAGTCTTACCTATAACTTCGAGGAGTATACTCAGTTAATAGCCCGAGTATACCGGCAGGGACAGACTAAGACAGTGCGGAACTACATGATCATTGCAAATAAGACTATTGATCAAGTCTTAGCCTCCGTACTAGTAGATAAAGATGCCGTACAAACTACTGTGTTCCAGGCTTTGAAGAGTGCATATGGCCGAGCATTGTAACAATTTGTAACAGTACAGAAAAGGTGTTTACTTGGGTCGAAGTTTACGTTATAATAGCTGTAGACACTAAGAAAAGGTGTCTATTTTGCAACCACTACCCTGGAGAAACTAAATGACAGATCTTTCAGGCAAAAGCATGTCAGAACTGATTGCTTTGCACAATGAACTTGCAAGTAAGCTGCGAGTAAATCCGGTAACGGAATTCAAAAACCTCAAGGCAGCTCGTACTGCCGTCACTGATCTGGAGAACAAGATGAACCAAGCTGTTGAAACTGTTGAAACCACTGATGCTACCACTGATGCTGGTGCTGCCGTTGTTGAAGGCGTGACCAAGCATGTTCTGAAGGGTGATGATGCCCAGAAGTACAACTCGAGCGGTAAGCGTGGTCCGAACCAAGGTGTTGGTTCCTTTGCCAAGGAACTGATCGTCGCTGGTTTGTCCAATGCAGATGTCCTGACGAAGGTCATGACGAAGTTCCCGAATGCCAAGACGAGCAAGGGCTGCATCGCCTTCTATCGTACGGCATTGAGCAAGGCAGGTAAGGAGACCGGCCCTACGCCTGAACAACTGCGTAAGCAAGCAGAAGAGCTCATCGCTAAGGCTGCGAGCGTGGAAGCCGCTCAAGCTGCCGCCGCAGAAGCACTGGCAGAAGCTGATGCTGAAGCTAAGGCCAAAGCAGAAGTTGATGCCGCGGCTACCAAAACAACGTCCGAACAGGCATTTGATGCCGCTGTTGCTGCCTAAAGCAGTAGCTCAACTCACTAAGGGGCTCTTCGGAGTCCCTTTTTCCTATGGAGTTTAGAATGAACAGACAAGACTATTTAGACTTGATCAATCCAGCTATTCTTATGGTGGCCAAGAAAGGCGAAGATTATAACCGCAATGGCCCCACTCTTGAGCACTACTTTCCCTTTGGTGATGCTTCATACATTCAGATGATCCACTTGAAGGCTTTGCGCCTAGTGTCTCTTGCAGGAAACCCAAAACCTAACTTTGAAAGCAAGAAAGACACGCTCTACGATCTTCTCAACTACACAGTGTTTTATCTTAAGTTCCTCGAACAAGTGGAGGCTGAAAATGTCAAGATTTGAAGCGGACTATATGAACTTAGTAGATCGAGTTTTGAACAAAGGTGTAGATCGACAAACTCGTGCTGGTCCTACCAAAAGCATCTTTGGTACAACCTTAACGATTAGTTGTATGGAAGATGGTTTGTTCCCCATTCTTACCACTAGGAAGATGCATCCTGAAGGCGTGTGGGGGGAGCTAGCAGCTTTTGTGCGGGGAGCTACTGCTTTGCGAGATTTCAAGCACTTTGGGTGTAACTACTGGGATGCAAATGCAGCTGCGTGGGATATGAACGAAGGGCGCAGAGTTATGGACATGTCAGTGGGCCCCATCTATGGCAAGCAATGGCGAGACTTCTTTGGTGTAGATCAGCTTAAAGAACTAGTCCATTGTCTGAAGTCTGATCCCTACAGTCGCCGCCACGTGCTTACTACATTAAACCCAGCAGAAGAAGGTTGCCTCCCCCCGTGCCACTTGATTGCACAGTTCAACGTCACTACCACGGGCTGGCTCGAGTGCATAGTTTACATGCGATCGGTAGACTTGATCCTCGGGCTCCCGTCGGACATAGTGCTATATGCTACGCTCTTAGCTCTAGTAGCTAAGGAAATCAATAAGGACCCTGGTTATCTTATTTTCATGATGGGCGACACTCATGTGTACAATAACCATATTGAAGGTTGGAAAGTACAGCGAGCACATACGCCACAAGACTTACCAGAATACGAGTTACTAGAAACCACTACTGTTCTGGATTTCTCACCGCTTGATATAGTGCTTCATAACTACAAACATCAGGGAAAGATTACCTATGAATTCAATGCTTGACGACGTAGTAGATTTTCATTCATCAGTTTTGAAGATCACACCACCATCTAGCCCTTCGCTCATCTCGCAAGAGTTTTGCATGGAGCGCTTCCGGTTCATGTCGGAGGAGATAGAAGAGTTCGTCGATGCTGGAATCAAAGGCGACATGGTAGGCGTTGCAGACGCGCTGGCTGATGTCATCTACGTAGCTCTTGGTACTGCATATCAAATGGGTCTACCATTTCAAGCAATATGGGACCACGTGCATCGAGCTAATATGCGCAAAGTAAGAGGGGAGACGAAACGTGGTAACAGCATTGATGCGAGGAAACCATCAGGCTGGGTTAGCCCCGAGGCTGGAATCGCCGCTATTATACTGGAGGCCATCAATGACACGCCGTCCAAGTATTGACGATACCATGCTCAGCATCGCTCATGTGCTCTCCCGTAGAGCTACATGTGCCAAACTAAGCGTTGGGTGTGTCTTGACGGATGTAGACGGGATTATAGTCGGCGCAGGCTACAACGGTGTCCCGCGTGGATGCCGACATTGCATCGACATTCCCTGCCCTGGGGCAACGGCACCGAAGGGGGCAGACCTCTGTGAGGCCGTACATGCAGAGGCAAACGCTCTCTTGTCGCCCGAAGCCCATAGAGCTTTCACTTGCTACGTGACGTATGCTCCCTGCATGCGATGCACTAAGACCTTGCTCAATACCAACATTCAGAACATCATCTTTACACATCTCGACAACGTTGAAACTAACGCGGAGGAACTATGGAGACGAATGGGCCGGCAGTGGATCTACTATCAAGGGTAGTTTCTGATATGGAACTTAAAGCGCTTCAAACAAATACTCGAGAAAGGCAACGTACTGCGTTTGAAGCACTTAGGACCTTGGGCAAGTCCTTACTATCGACGCCGGTGAAAAAGCGCGATTCGACGTCGAAATAGGTGCTCAAAAGGACTGTTTTCGGCTCCTTTGAGGCTCCTAACGACACTTCGACGTATAGCCCTATACCGAAGCGTTTTAGGAGTCTCAAAGGATTTCATTACTATTCCCCTCTGCTCTTACCACCTGCAAACGCTAAAGCTGCAGCGAGCGCAGCCCCGAGCACTTCGGATAGCCTGTTTCCCGCCGGGCATTCCTTGCCACTGGCTAGTAACTCTTGCATATACGACACACACATAATGGAGCCCATCAAGACAACAATCAAATGCACTGCAATCACCGCTGCGACCAAGTAGAAGCACGCCTGCACCGGGTCAAATGGGGGCTTCATGGAAGATGTAGTTCAACGCAATTCGTCACAAAGAAGCAAGCGCCCGAGCCCGCGTTGTAGACACAGCCCCCCAAGTAAAAGTACGATCAAGTACTTCACCTGTTATTACCGAGAGTTGGCAAGTCTGCAGGGTCTTGACCTTGTGCGGGGCAGGTCGCGGTGGAGAGAGGTGGTGACGTATAGGTACTTGCTGTGCGGAGCGAGTTACGTAGTGCCAGCACAATGTCCAGAGAATGTCCCGGAAAACTTGTCGAATTGATCAAGTCCAACAAGATCACACGCTGCTTTTCGTTGTCGAGAATCATGCTACCACCGCCAGTTTACGCAAGACTCCGGTTGCATCTCGCATTAGAATAGACCCTGTAACCGGAACATCAGCAGAGCCTGTAAAAGTACCAAACTTGACAAGCCCTGTAGCTTTTGGCTCCAAGGATATGTCAATGACTGAATCGTTACCGAGCGCGGCAATGTTGGCTGTACCACCACCCGCTGCGCTGGTATATAGATGCAAGAAATTTGCTGGAACGACTGCCAACCCACCAATACGTAGAACTTCGGTCGTTCCACCGTTGTTGAAGAATTTGAACTCGCGAGTACCTTTAGCCCAGAATGTCATGCCAGCTTCTGCGCCCGCTGTTCTCGCTTCTAGCACTACTGGATTGACGCCAGTTGCGTTGAGCACGTTGAGGAAATTGGTGCCACCAACAGTACCAGATAAGTTCAGCATGGGTGAATTGCCACCGCCTAAGATTTCCAACGAATTATCATTGGCAATCAGTTTCACATCACGCCCTGCAGTAGCTACTTCTGAGCGTATGTCAAAACCGGCATTGTTGCCAGGGGCACCCCAAGTAATACGGTGCCCCTTAGCCATCTGAATAGCTAACGCAGTGCCGGTAGACCCGTCGGCACCTTGAAGGGCGTCTTGGAAGAACACAATACCTGTATTCCACTTTTTCCCGCTGCTGACGCTCGAACCAATTGCAAGCGCTACATCATTGTTGTTGAGCGCAGGACCACCATACGAGGAGTCACCCCCTGCC